CGCGTCGACCTTTGTGATCGGAATGAACATACGCAGCGCAGACATGGGTGCTCCTTGCTTTAGAAAGGACGGAAAAGAGAGGAGACATCATTGTCTCCGACGAGTGGCGGGCGAGCGTCACTATCGCGCCAACGAAGCGCGCATAGAGAGCACCACTCCCCGCTGATAGGCGAGGTGGCGTCGAGGCATGATGTCAGACGATCGGAGTGTTGAACCGTCGCTTGATTTCGTGAAAATTGCTTCGGTCGGTAGGCCGTGCGCACGCCGCCAATGCTGTGGTCTTTATTCCGGCAGCGCGACATAACCCACGTTGGTCAGGGCCATCGGCCTATCCGCCGAAGCCTCCGTCAGCGGCTCGCGACCCAATGCGGCACGGGCCTCATTGATCGTGAGAATGCCTCTGGATGTGTAACTCGAAAGGATCGCTTCCTGCGCAACGGGATCCGTTTCATAGACAGGCATCCAGGTAAATTCGAGATCAGGCGCATCGAACTCGCTCGCCAGAATATCATCGATCATCGCTTTCGCCCACGCCAGGATCGGCGCCAAGCCTTCTTCCTCGGCCAGCTCCTTCTGCGTTTCGGCCGTCGCGCGGTTCATTGGCTGCACGAGCGCCTGTGGTGAAATCGAAAAGGCAAAGCAAACGATGCGCGCCAGCCATTCGTCAAACAAGCTTTTGAGCTCGGGTTCCTTGGTCTGAATGAATGTCTTGGCGACTCCGCCAGGAACAAATTTCGCTCGCCTGCGACGGCCGAGATCCCCGTCAAAATAGGCATCCCAATATTTTTGGTAGGTGCTGATCTGATCGGGCGTCCAATTCTCAGGTACGCCGATCAAGCTATCCGGAATATTACCTTCCGTGAAATACTCAAGGAGGAACATCTGACGACGCAAGGCGATGTTCACAGTCGTAATGATTTGCTCGACCGGGCTGAAGCCATAGACGCGGTTGACCCGAAGATTGCGCGGACGGTAGATCAGATCACGCACTGAATAATCGATCGCCGGATAGCCTTTCAACACTTGCTGATAGGCGGCCGGATAGACAAGTTGGTCACCGTCTATATAGGGTTGCGGCGTGCGCCCCCAAGGATCGATCACAGGCTTGATCGTTGCGCCATCAAGCGGCATCAAGGCGGTCAGCCGGCCGCTGCGTTCGCGGCATTTGTACAGCGCTGGGGCGTCAGTCACGAAGACTTCTTCGAGAAGAATGCGCAGCCAATCAGCAAAACAATGCACGCCATCGGGCCGCGCAAAAAAGCCGTTGATTGCTGCGATGCGTGCCGGATCGAGTGCCCCGGTTGCCTTCTTGTCACGCGCGCTGATTGCCCAGGACAGACGCGTCGCTTGATCCTTGCGAGTTTCAATGACAAGGCGCAACAAATCATAACCATCAGCAAGCCCGCGCAGCGTCGCGAAGGTGATCGGCTCATAGCTGCGCGCGACAGTCGAGAGATTATAGCCCGCCGGATAATCCCATCGGCGACCTGCGACCTCTGGCGGCGCCAGAGGACTGATCGGCGTCAAAGGGCCAAACCAATTTGCCGCTTCGCCCGCCTTCGCCGCACTCGCGAAACTGACATTGACCTCATATGGGCTGAGCGACCAGCTTCTCAATCCGGCACCACGATCGGCCATGGTTTCTTCCTTCATCTATTTTGGTCGCCGAAGCTGGAGCGCAGGCGCCGTGGCAGTCCATCTCATTGCGGGAATTTCGGCGCCCGTAAGCGTCACGACTTCAGCTCATGTCCCGCAATTGTGTTTGGCGGCGGTAGAATTCGATGATGCCCGTGCCGTCATCACCGCCAAATAAATGGGTTAAGGCCCAGATCGCCGCATCAGCATGATCCGGGCTACCGCTACCGCCATAACCGGCGGCTGAAAACGCGCAAAGCTGGTCCTCCAGTTTGCTAAAACGGCCAGCGTGATGCACCTGGCGTTGCGCATAACGCACCGAAATCGGCTCGGCCCGCACCGCCTTGCCACGGCTCGCGGTCACGAGACGGACGGGAACATTAGGATCGGCCGCCTGGATCGTCGCACGAACCATCTCGCCACCAAAATTTCCCTCGGCCACAATACTATCGGCCCGAAACTCATGATAAGCAACAACGGCTCGCCTGCCCCAGACGGCTGGCGCTTCACGGCAAGAGCGATCGTCGAGAATATAGCAATCGCCATCGGTTCCCCGTGCTGCGACGATGATACCGATTTCATCCGCACCCAAATCATCGCGGCCCGCCGCGCCCGAGGGATCAACGGCAACAACCACCGCTACACGCTTTTCTTCGGGAATATCATCGAGGGCGCAGCGATTCGCATCGATCATCGCATATGTCCAGAGGGCGCCGTCAACTTCATCGACATAAACACCTTCATAGAAGCGCTTACGCTGTTTATCTGGCAAATTGGCAAGGCTCGCTAAAAATTCTTTCGAAAGATAGGCACCATTGTCCAGCGGATTCAGAAAGGCACGTTGATAATTTTCGGGGTCCTTAAGAGGATGCAGCGATATCGGATCGCGCTTGTCGCCGAACAAAAGGTTAGTCCAATGCGCTTTGCCGACAGGATTAAGATCGACGAAGGCGCGCTGCTCGAGTCCATCCACAACCTGCGCCAGTCGCGTGAATGCGATCAACGCCGACGAATAAGGAATTTGCGATGCCTCATTCAAGAAGATCGTTGCATATTCCTGTCCCAAAATCTTTTCAACTCGCTCCTTATCATCAAGACCTCCGACCCAGATACGTGACGCATTCGGCAATTCGAAAAAGCCATCCTGACGATGTTGTTTTAGGGCGATATCCGGAAAACAAAGACGCATCACATTGGGCAGTGTATCCAAGGCGATTGACGCCCGCGCCGCATTGGCGCGGAAACGCAAGATCGCATGACGGGAGGCCTTGGCCATGAGGGCACGCATAATAATGGCGCGAACGATGAGGAACGTCTTGCCGGAGCGCGTGCCACCAGCGAGACAGCAATAGCGTTGAGACCCCTCCAAGAGTCGGCGCGCCGCATCCTGCCCTGCACTGAACGTTACCATACGTGGTCCTGATTATGAGCATGATTACGGTAGTCGTATAGAATGGTTTGATATTGAAGCTCCGCTAGATTGAGACAGCAGGACGATAGATTGATTCGTCCGGAATGCAACGACAAGCTGTTGCGCCATGTCATGTGAGGGGAAGCACGCGAGGCGCACAGTTAGTGCACTGCATGCGCGCATATAGCCATCACAATCCGTTGCAAGTCAACGCCGCGGCACAAAAGTGAGTTGAAGGTTCGTACAACGCGCACAAGAGGCCACGTCCTCCAGGTTTCAAATAAGGATGCTTTCTTGTAGCTGGTGCGCGGCACGGAAACGGAGGCGCCTCGCCAACGGTGGAGCGAAGGCCCGTTACGTCAATCGTGTTTGAGGAGAAGCTCGCTGGGCGCACAGTTCGTTCACTGCATGCGCGCATATAGCCATCACAATCCGTTGCAAGTCAATGCCTCGGCAGCAAAGCGAGTTGCAGGTTCGTACAACGGGACAGAACAAGGCAGCGTCCTGCCCTTCCTAAGGCGTGTCCATCAAAAGTGGAACCCGGTTTGGCGTCCCGACATACGGCAAAACAAATACGAAGGAGCAAGACGACGATTTAGAGGTAAGTCGCCTTGCGCTTGATTCAAATGAGGAAGCTTTCTTGTAGTTGGTGCGCAACACGGAAGCGAACGCCTTGCCAACATCTGGACGAAGATCGGTCGCGTCAATTCGTGTTTGAGGAGAAGCGAGTGAGGCACACAGTTCGTGCACTGCAAGCGCGCATATAGCCATCACAATTGGTCGCAAGTCAATCCAAGCACCTTTTCCATGATCGCACATTCATACATACCAAGCCAGCCATTCCTAGCGCGATTCCAGCGCGTGCATGAGCTCATAGGCATAATTTCGCGAGGGGTGTTTATAGCGGCGCCCGCCCCTTCTGCCTCAATCGTCACGTTGCGTCTGTGCGAGTGCCAGCGTTGGTGAGCCCGTTTGAGGGCGCACCACAACGATCGCGGTGAACGATGCGCGGCACCGCAAAAGGCACATGCCTCTGCCGCCACTGGTTCTGGTCGGAGCGGCCAATGATGAAATTGCCGGCGTATTGGCTCGTGCTTGTTGCAGTCAATCTCGCGCGTTGAGCCCCAGCCGGGGCGATCGCGCAGGCTGAGGCAAATTTCGGTATTTCTCGACGGTGATGGGTTGGGAATAAGAGTCAGGACAACCGTGTTCTAAAAAACCGGCACGGTGCGCGCATTGAGCCAAGTCGCCAGATGGCTGAGTGCTTTGGCGCGCTTTCGATAGAAAGTATGTGGTGCCCAATGTTTTTCTGCGCAAAGCACCTTGATCGATCGGCCGCGCGCGGCACGCAGAGCCCAAAGGCTTGTCACCAAAGCCATGCCGGAATCATGCGTACGTAACTCGCGCAACCAGTCGAAGGCTGTTTCCATTTGCGCAATCTCAGCGCCAGTTGGGCGGATCAGAGCGCGATTGCGCGCCTGTTCGCGCGCCGCGCGTTCGCTTGCTTCGAGTTCAGCTTGGGCCAGCTGGTCGGCCCATTCTGTTGCATGTTGTGGCCAATGCCCGCCAGGTTCGCGCGGACCACGCAAACGCGGTAAACGGTCGAGTGTAGCGAAGGCCTTCACGATCCTTTTGCCAACATGTTCCGGTTCCCATTGAAGCGGAAGGGCTTGGCTCGCCTCGTCGCAGGGCTGTTCAAGAAAGTTGATTTTACCCTCTTCCAACATGCTTAAGCTCCGTCATCAAGAATATTATCAAGAAGATGCGGGTCAGCGGCGACGACCATCAACAAGAGGCGGATGACGGATTCCCGGGTGAGATTGCGTTTAGCCGCGGCGGCGTCATAAAGGCTTGCCGTTTCCGGCGGCAGACGCAAGGTTGCTGCGGCCGCTGCTCGAAACGCAAGTCCAAATCTTTGCGCCTGACGATGGACATTATTGGGCGTCGAGGTGATGAGTGGATCTTCGGCTATCCGTTTGGCGTCCCAACCAAGCCCGAGAAGAAATCCGAGGCGGGCGATTCTTTCACCCGTCCAGCGGGCTTTTTGAACTACAACGGAAACTGGCACGGACATTCCCTCTGTCGGTCATCAAGGTGTCGGGCATAAGTCGCTGCCCAGCTCCCGAGTACGGTATAATTACCGTACTCGTCAAGGTATTTTTACCTCATGCTTTTTTAAAAAAAATCGGCTATTCTACCGAAATGGATCTTGAAGATGTACTTTTCCGTATCGAAAGCCGCCTGACAGCCTTAGGGCTCTCGGCGCATGCTGCTTCGCTCGCAGCCAAGAAGCCGGACGCGATCCGCAATCTGAAACGGGCGGTCAAGAATGGAGATCGCCGCGGGATCACGACGGAAACGCTGATCTCGCTCGCACCGGTCCTGAAGACGACGGCAGCCTGGCTTCTGGAAGGCGTCGGGGCTCCGACTCCCGGCAATCATGTTCAGGTTGTCGGCCGAATTGGCGCGGGCGCGGAAATTTTGCCGGAGTTCGAACAGATCCCGCCCGAAGGCCTCTATGAGATCGAGGTTCCATTCCCGATTCCTCATGATGCGATTGCTTTTGAAGTCGAGGGCGACAGCATGTGGCCGCGCTACGACCCAGGCGATGTCATCATCTGCTGGCGCCAAGGAACCGATGCCCAGGAAGTCATCGGCTGGGAGGCGGCGGTTCGGACCGCCGATGGCAAGCGCTATTTGAAGCGCATTCAGCGCGGCGCCATCGCCGGGACGTTCGATCTTGAAAGCCATAACGCAGCGCCAATTCGCGGTGTCCGGATCGAATGGGCGGCCGCGATACAAGGTGTCGTCAGATCCGGTCAATCACGCCGGAGATAGCTGATTGTGCGATGAAGATATTCGGTACTAATACCTTATATTCGGTTATATTACCGTATAGAGTTCCCGGAAATAACCGGAGAACTATCTATGTCCGACCATGCCAGGTCCGCCCAATCCCGCACAAGAGAAGGTCTTCGCTTCCAGGCCAACC